CCCAGTTATCGTCGATCGCTCCGGCATAAGCTGCAATCAAATTGGCCGCGTACCGCGCGCGCAGGGCGCGCTGCTTCCAGTTGGGTCCGTGGTGCTTGCCGTTGCTGATTGATCCTGCAAAAAGATCGCCTAGCTGCAGGCCAACGGCTGCCATGATGTCCACCGGCGCGCAGCCGGCGAAGCAGTGAATCAGGATCTTGTCATTGGCTTCGGTGATCGCAAGCGACGGCAGCCGATCCTCATGAGCTGGACACTTGGCCTGCCACCGGCCGTTGCTCCCGCTCACACCTTCAAGCCGCTCTAACACTGTTTCTATTTTTGCGTCCATAAAAAAGCGCCCCCCTTTCGGGGGGCTAATTAGGAGGAGGAGGAATTCCGCAGGCTTTCTTTACCGCGCCTGCGAGGCGGTTAGTCCAAAAACGTCCGGTCGAAGCTGCTCCGGGGTCACCCTGTGAGCCACCAGATCGCACAAAATCATCACTTTGTCGGCTGGCACCTTCCCACGCTGAGCCCAACCACAAACGGCTTGACGTGAGATTCCTAGGGCTTCGGCCACCTTTGTCTGCCCTCCGGCAGTGGTGATGGCTAACAATGTGTACAGTTGTTGTGATACGGGGGTTGACTGAGTCATGGCGCGAGAATAAAGTCGCCTCACTCCGAAGTCAACAACAAATTGATTCAAACCTCAGACCAAGGTAAGCCGATGCTTAACAGACCCGATACAATTGTTTTCAGTACGACCACACTGAAGAGAAAAAACATGGCAAAGCCAGACGTCACCGTCGACTTTTTGGAAGCGACCAAACGACTCAAAGATAAGACCGTCGTTGTGAAAGACGAAGAAGTCGCCGAACGAATTAAGGTTCTCGTCGACACTATCGAAGAGCGCGGACTTGAAGCGCTGACGTACCCGGAGATAGCGCAGCTTTGTGGCGTCAACGAAAAAAACGTCTGGAACTGGGCGCGCGACGGGAAAATCTCGAAGCACAAGCTGCCTCTCTTGGCCGAGGTGCTGGGCACTACGGTCGAATACATCCTGACCGGTAAAGGTGATTCCGACTTTGAGGTGGTTGACATAGGCGAAGAATCATTCAACGTTGAAACAGAATCAGCCGTTGGTCTTCGAATGGTGCCGATTGTCGAGCCAATCGACTTTGCCAATGTGATGACCTTCAAAGAAGATCCAACGCCATCGATCAGTGCATTGATCAGCGGTTGGAAGCAGAACAAAGAGTTCGCTTTTGCAGCGATCCCGTTCCGCGACGCAAATGACATTGCAATTCCCGACTTCGGATTGCAAATGACGTCAAGCATCATGGACGGCTTACCAAAAGGATCGCTTTGTTTCTTTTCCAGCAAAATGCTGCCTCACAACGGCGACTTTTCCCTGTGGGCAACCAAGCAGCTGATCGGTGGCGAGAAAAGAACCGTCGTGTGCGGCGGCTACACACACTTCGACGGTGTCGCGGACACTTTTCCGCTTGATCACCTGATGTTTGACCAAATGACCCACAGCAAGGTGACCCTCACTCGCGCGCCTTTTGTGCAGACGATTGATGACATCGTTTTGAAGGAACCTCGCGTTGAAGGCGACGTCATTATTACTTCGCGCCGGTTTCTCGGCACATTGGTTGCAAAGCAGAAATGGATGCACGAGGGCGTCATGCGCCGACAAACTCGCATGACAGCGCGCTTAACCATTAAGGATGAATTGGCGCGAATTCCTACCGACAGGAAAATTAAATTTGAATTTCAATAATTTTTTTACAGCGCAGTCACCCTCCCGCCACCAAAAAGGCGGGGAGGATTTTTTTTGTCTGGTGACTGCTGAACGCCTCACAGTCCGTCGCAAATGGTTAGCGGCGGCATCACTAAACGGAGAGAAGTGTTATGGCCATTGAGTTCAAAACCCCCGCCGAGGTCGCTCAAGACCGAGGCATCAAAGCAACCATCTACGGATACCCCGGTGCCGGCAAGACCTGCCTGTGCTGCACAAGTGGCGAGCCTACCTTGCTGATCTCAGCCGAAGCCGGCCTGCTTTCTATCAAAGACGCCACAAACGTTAGCGTCTTTGAGGTCAGCAACCTCGACGGCATCACCGAAGTGTTCAAGCACCTGCGCGAACATCCGACCGAGTTCAGCTGGGTCTGCCTCGACTCGATCAGTGAGATCGCCGAGCGAGTGCTTGAAGAAGAGCTGAAGGCAACGAAAGACCCGCGCAAGGCATACGGCGAGATGGCGAACAAAACCATCGCCATGATCAAAGCCTTCCGCGACCTGCCGATGAACGTCGTGTTCACCGCCAAGTTGGATCGCGAGAAGGACGACGCCTCCGGCGCCATGCTGTACACGCCCGGCGCACCGGGTCGTCAGGTCAGTGCGCAGCTCCCCTATTACGTCGACCTGGTTCTGGCGCTTCGCGTCATCCCCAACCAAGAGGGCGTCCACGAACGCTGGCTGCAGTCGTCGCAGGACGGCCAGTGGTTGGCAAAAGACCGCAGCGGAAAGCTGGATGCGTTTGAGCCTGCATCGCTCAAACACATCGCCGCGAAGGTCAAAGGCAATTCAAAAACCGCCGCGAAGAAAGCGGCATAGCAAGAGGAAAAACAAATGAGCGAATCATCGATTGGTCTTAACGAACTTTACCCGGCCTCAGATGAAGTCGAACACAGTGAGATCCCCGAGGGAACCTACGACGCTGAGATCACAAACTCAGAGTGGCGCACCAGCCAAACGAGCGGCAATCAATATGTGAGTGTCGAATTCACTCTGACGAGCGCACCAGCTGGCCGCAAGATCTGGTCAACGCTGAATTTCAAACACCCTAATCCGATTGTTCAGGAAATAGCGATGCGCACTGCAAGCGACATTGCCAGAGCCATTGGCCTGCGGTCACTGCATGAGCCGCATGAAATGATAGGCCACGCTCTGACCATCAAGGTCGGCAGCAAGTCGAAAGAGCCTGACAGGCGCGAGATCAAACGCTACAGCGCAAGTAAGCGGGCAGTGCCTGCGCAAACCAACGGCGCAGCTGCATCCAAACAACAAGCACAAGGGCCGTTCCCTTGGGAGGCGTAATGCTCGATGACATCTTCATCCTTCTCATCTTCTTTATCGGTTTCGGCGGAATCCTTGTACTCGGAGGACTCTTTGAACTTGTCCTCAACTTCTTCAGTGAAGAGGCAGTGCGGGAAAGACGCCGACGAAGTTTTCGTAATGGCAATCAAAGAACTGCAGGTCATGCTCGATCAACTTCATGCGGATAAAGAGAAAGTTCCAGAACCTGACGTATGGATCGATGCTGCTGAATCGCTCCGATATTGGTCCGAGACCCTCGAAATTTTCTCTGAGCAGTTTGATGCGATTGCTAAGAAAGCATACGCAACGCTTGAAATCGAGTATCAAAACCTGCTGCCACGTTAGCTTGAAATACATCATCACTTGGAATTTTATCGTTATGGCCTACATCGTTTTTATCGCCGCTGTTCTTCTGAGCGGCTGCAGCACTTACCTCACAACTGTCGTTAACGACACAACCTACCGGATCGGAATGTCGGCCGAAGCTTGGGAGCATGACTGACTTTCTGTTTTTCTTTTACTTGGGCGCCTGCGTTGCCATCGGCTTCGGCTGGCTGGGCGCCATGTTTCTTTCTGGAGTCTAAAAATGACAAAGCAAGCATTGAGATTTTGGGGCGCTTTTCTGATCAGTGGCCTCGCAACAATTTTTTTCCTGCAAGGTTGTGTCGAGATTGGCGGCAGCACCGCTGAAGTTTGCTCAGGCACAGAGTGCGGAACGCACGACGAATCAGACAACAGCGACAACACCAACAACTCAACCACGACTAATTGATGAATGAGTTATCTCTTTTCACTGGTGCCGGGGGTGGAGTCCTCGGCTCCAAGATTCTCGGTTGGGAGGCCGTGGGATATGTCGAATGGGACAAGTACTGCCAAGAAATCCTCGCGCAAAGAATCCAAGACGGCTTCCTCAATGAAGCCCCAATCTTCGGAGACATTGACGTCTTCATCAAGTCCGGTGCAGCTAGAAAGTACGAGGGATTTGTCGATGTGGTTACGGCAGGCTTTCCCTGCCAACCATTCAGCGTTGCAGGAAAGAAAAGAGGCCAAGACGACGAAAGGAACAAGTGGCCGCAAACGCTCGAATGTATTCGCCTCATACGACCCCGATACGCGCTCTTGGAGAACGTCCCAGGTCTGCTTAATTCTGGATACTTCGGCGAAATCCTCTCTTCGCTGGCCCAAATCGGGTTCGATGCGAGATGGACTGTGCTCGGAGCAGACGACGTGGGCGCCCCGCACAGACGCAAAAGGCTTTGGATCAAGGCTACCAGCCAAGACCCCGAGCGCAGCGGACGCCTACACCGGGAACATGAAGAAGAAAGAATTCAACTTCGGGAACAGCGGGAGTCTGGCCCAAGAGGTAGAGAGCGGGTTTCTGGAGACTCATCGGAAGTGGCCGACTCCATCGGTGTCAGACACGGAAGGCGGTCAGCAGTCGGATCGGGTCGAAAAGACGCAATCGGGCGCATACATCCTTCGGAAAAAGGGCAAACCGGACAGCACGTTTGGAGCGAAGCTGTCGGACGCGGTTCTGTTCGAGGACAAGAAGATGTGGCCGACTCCAACAGTCCAAGACTCAAACAAGGCGACAAAGAGATGGCGGGAAGATCACCAGAACAACCTGACGGCGGCAGTCTTCAACCCAGAGAAGATGTTCCCCACCCCGACAACCCGAGACTACAAGGGCGGTTACAAGACAGAGAGTTTGATTCGGAAGGACGGCAAGTCGAGAGCGATGGATGCCCTACCGAACGCGGTACTGGATGGGAAGGGAGTGGAAACGAGCACTGGTGGTCAACTGAACCCAACGTGGGTCGAGTGGCTCATGGGGTGGCCTCTCGGGTGGACAGACTTAAAGCCCTTGGAAACGGTCAAGTTCCAGCAGTGGCTGCAACAGCATGGTTGCTGCTAACGAAATAACTAAACCCCGCTGCTTCTAGTTGTTGATTTCTTAACGCCTTGGTCGGGCAGAGGCGGCGGGGTTCTTACCCAGGAGAAAACATGGCTTTAGTAAACGAGTATCCGACGGTCTCGGCGGTGATGGACCAGATGCAAAAGGACCACACCAGCGAGGTTCGTGGATATGTTCAAAGCAGCGGCCTCGGTGCCGAGTGCCTGCGACAGCTGGTGTACCAATTCTGGTGGTCATCGCAGGAGACGTTCCAGGCATCGACCCTGATGAATTTTGAGGATGGTCACCGCACGGAAGATCTGACTAACCGACGATTCATGGCAACGCCGGGAATCGATCTGCGCCCCGCCGCCCCCGACGGGCGGCAGTGGGCAGTCAGCTCGTTATCTGGACACCTACGCGGTCACCTGGACGGTTTGATCCTGGGTCTGATCGAAGCGCCTAAGACCTGGCACGTTTATGAGGTGAAGTGCGTTAGCGACACGCGACTCAAGAAGCTGCAACGACTCATCTTGAAAGACGAGAAAGCTGCGCTGCAGGAATGGTCGCCGGTCTATTACACGCAGGCGCAGCTCTACATGGGCCTGACAAAACTCAAGCGCCACTACCTGGTGTGCTGCTCGGCCGGCGGTCGGCAGATGATCAGCGTGCGCACTAACTTCAACAAAGAACATTTTGAAGCTGCGCTGGATAAAGCACGCAGCATCATTGAGGCGAGCGAGCTGCCGCCTAGGATTTCGGAAGATCCCGATTACTTTATTTGCAAGTGGTGCCAGTTCAGTGAGCTTTGCCATGACCAGAAAACCGCGAAGATGAACTGCCGAACGTGCGCGCACTCCACTGCTGTTTTAGATCCAGAGACCAACGACACAAAAGAGTTTGGCATTTGGCGCTGCGAGTTCCATAACAAAAAACTTGGCTTCAAAGATCAACGCAAGGGATGCCCAAAGCATCTTTTCAAACCCGACCTGATCTCTTGGGCGACGCCTGTTGAGATGGACCAAAAGCGCAACCGGATTGTTTACCAGTTTGACGGCGATGAGAAATTTACCAACTGCGAACACAACAACTGGTCCGAACGTGAGTTCACATCGCGAGACCTGCAATGGCTGGATCCGCACAGCCTAGTCAACGACACGCATTATCTGACGGCGCTTGCTTCCTTTACACCCGGAGCTGAGATCACCGATGTCACTCCAGCTGACAACGGTGTGCCATTCGACGACCCGATACCCTTTTAGGAGATCTTATGAGAGACACATCAATCGAAGCGTATTTGTCTATGCAGCCTAACTTGCCATTGCTGGATTCAATTGTGTTTCAGCAGATATTTGTAACAGGACAAGACGGCATTACTTGCGACGGCGTTGAGTATGTTCTCGACAAACGTCATCAGTCAGTTTCATCTGCAGTCAATCGTCTGATGAAAAAACAA